TCTGCGACGTTTTCCTCTGCGAGATAGTCCGCGATGTATTTTGTCAATTCGCGCATTTCTGTTGCTGAAAATGTAACATTCATTGGTAGCCCCTCAAAATGACAGTAGAACGAAAAGAAATGCCCACATAACTGCAAGGCCAAGTAAACCGCCGAGAATCTCAAGAATGGTTTGCATGGTTTCCCCCTTAGTCCGTTACAGGTTGCGCAAGGTCAATAGTCCAAGCAAGCGGTATCGGTTTATCAGGCCTGAAACCGTTACTTGGATAACCGCCAATTGCTTCAAAGCAAATATTGCCAATGGTAAAAGACTGAGTAACGGTATTGGATAGATACAGTTTGAAAGTGCCATGCTCGGTTATCACTTTGCAAAGCTTGCCAATGTTTAAGGGTTGCCGTGTTTTCAGTGTTTTCATGGTATCCCCCTTAGAATCGCTCAAAGATACCGATTGAACCGTTATTTCGGACTGTTACCTGATAGCCAATCGGCGTTTTTGTGACGCGATACTTGGCGCGATTGGCGCGATATGCGCGAAACTTGTTTGCAAGATATTTCCGATTAAAAATATGACTGCAAAACTGCGGTTCATCCTGAAAGTAGAATTTGTAGCCTTGTTTCATGGTAGCCCCTTAGAGTTTAGGAATTGGCGTTAAAACACGCCCGTATGCGCCCCTAAAGACGCATACAGTCGGGCTTTAGGCTGCTATTGCTTCGGTAATCTCGCCATGCTCATCAGCTTGGCTACCCGTCAAATAATCCAGCGCGTTTTGCGCTTTTGCTGCGGCTGAGAGAATGAATTTTTTATCGTTACGCAATGCTTGCAACCAGTTCTCAATGTATCCAGCGTGCCGCAAATCTCCGTCAATGCCACATTTTGCGCAAAGCATTGCAGCGCCTAATTCCGCAACTAATTCCTCAAAAGCATAATTTTCGCTTCCGAATCTAGCCGGGGTGATGCGCTTTAATCGCTTTTCATGGCCTGAAGCGTGAACGCTCTCATGTAGCAGAGTTGCGTAATAGTTCCCGCGAGAATCAAATGCCGCTTGTGGTGGCATAACGATTGCATCAGTGCTTGGCCTGTAATATGCGCTGTCACCAGCGTGTGTTAAACCGCCGGACAATTGCAAGCGATTAACTATTTGATCGGCTTGCTCGCAAGGATTCCAATCTACTGCTGGAATTTCAGGCATAGCAGGCAGTTCAATTCCTGCGCATTGTTCAATATTGAAAACATAGTAGTGTTTGATAAAAGCATAGGCAGAAGTTACCGATTCGCCCTTATCGCCGATTGTTTCCTTACGATGCACGTTCCAGTACACCACTGGCGTACCCTTTTGATCGGCTAAGACACTACCGCCAAGCTGCTGCGCTTGCTTGAAAGTAACGTAGTAAGGGATTGCAAAGGGTTGCATTGAAAGCCAGAAATGATTGATGCCCCTGTAAACCGTACCGCTGGCAGGATTGAATGGCATACCTTGACCTGCCTGCCCCTTGAGATAACGCCACGGCTTTACCCACGGTGCAGCGCCTTTTTCCAGTTCAGAAATGATGCGGTCGGTAATTTGTTGCGCGATGTCAATTTTCATGATTCGCCCCTTATTTGATTGTGGTTTGCAGTTACTTAGCTTCGCGTTCTAACGTGATACCGACTAGCCAGCTAATGAAAGCAATAGCCAGCGCCGCGAATGAGCATAGAAATTCGCCGCGTACAGTGAAAACCAATGACCAAAGAGTGAAAGCCAGAAAAACGAGCATTGCGATAGTTGATTGTTTCATTTGATGCCCCTTTAGGATTAGGAATATACGCTAGTGCGTATGTACACATGTTAGTCGATGTATGTATTAAGTCAAGGGGCATCTATATATATATAGGTATATATTTTTCTATTGGCTTGTATATAGGGATATATGTAATCTATTAGGGATTGTCGTTTGGGTAACTTTGCATATATTGTCAATCCTCGCTCTGTCCCTATTTATTAAAAGGCAACAGAGGGGTTGTTTTCCATGCAATATTGTCTATTGGTCAATTGCCATAGGGTCAACGGTGCCATTCATGCAATTGACGTTATGACAATGGCATAGGTCGATTCTATAGGGCATGGTCAGGCGATAGGGATTGGTGCGTTATCTTTGTGGCAATGCGATGGGGTTTGACCCTCCGTGGTTGCGCGCCCTATTTCATTCCCCGCCCCAAGGAAATTTCGGTTTCTCCCTCCACTATTTGTGATACAGTTGGTTTACTGTATTAACGGAGGTGCGAATGTATGAAATAGATAGCGATGTACCGATGCCTGAAGTTAAGGTTCGGCATAACTACCCGCATGAGGCTTTGCAGGTGGGTGAGAGTTTCTTTGTGCCGGGTGGGAATATGAATGTCTTGTGCAATTACAACCGGATTCGGGGTAAGCGGTTGGAAAGGAAGTTTGTGTGCCGTCGGGAGGGTGACGGTATTCGGGTATGGCGAATTGAATAGGAGGGGCTATGTTGAAGGCAAAGAAGGCACACGCCTTGTTGGATCATTTGAAGGAAAGGTTTGGGTTAAAGAATGACCGGGAGTTGGCAGCAGCTTTGGGTTTGCAGTCTTCTGGGTATGTGAGTCGGGTACGGCATGGGTATTTGCCGGTCAGTGCTGAGTTGATGTTAAAGGTACATGACGCCTTTGGATTGGAGATTCGTGAGATCAAGGCTTTGGCGCAAACGACAGATGGACAGTCCTGACCGCTACAAGGAAGAGCTGTTGTTATCGCGCCAGATGTTGCGCTCGGAGATGAGGAATGCCATTGCCGCACAGGATGCCAAACAGAAGAGGGCGTTGGTAGCGAGGTGGAAAGAGGTGTACCGCCCTGAGATCGTGAAAGAGTTATTGGCTGTGGCTAAAGACTACGAGGCACGGTACAGGATTGCTAATTGGAACTTAGAGGGCTTTGATAATGAGCGACGTAAAACAAAAAAGTTTTGAAGACATCACAGTAGTTGCTATTTATGGCGATGGTCGGGGAAAGGTTGCGCTGCCAGCATTGAGAAAGACGGCTGAAGCCTTGCCCGGCTGCAAGTCGCTCTTGATTACAAACACTGAGTTGGACATTACCAAGATACATCAGAAGATTATTGGTGCGCCCTTAGACTATCAGGGTTACTCCGAGTTTGTCTTGTACGCCCTGCATAACTACATTGAGACTGACTACGCCTTGATTGTGCAGCACGATGGTTGGGCGTTGAACGCTGAGAATTGGAATGATGACTGGTTCAACTATGACTACATTGGTGGCCCTAGTCATGCCGCCTTGCTACCCAATGGTGAGTTCTCCACCATGTATCAGTGGTGCGTGGATAAGAAAGACTATACCGGTGCTTTGATTGTCCAAAATGGTGGCTTCTCCTTGCGTAGTAAAGCCTTCTTGGAAGCGCCTTCTAAGTACGGCATCATGCGCCGCCACTTTCCTGAAGCCATGTTAAACAACGAGGATGTGCAGTTGTCTTGCTTCTTGCGTCCTGCGATGGAAAATGTTGGTATGCGTTATGCACCCGATGACGTTGCCAAGTATTTTTCTTTTGAACACTTTGGCCCGATTCACAATGGCATGAACTCGACCAAGATATTTGGTCATCACAGTCGGTTTAGACAGTTGCTCTCCAACGGCGAGATGCTGTGGAAACTGACGGACGAGCAGATGCAGCAGATTATGGGTGAAGTGCAGGCCAAAGCCATGTTCGAGCAGCACTACGGATACACCATCCATGCAGTTTGATCGCAAGAACTTCTATCGTTTCTGCCGCCAGTTAAGGATTGAGTCCAAAGAACAAGGCATGATCACCTTGGGTGAGCGTTTGCTTGGCACCCAAACCTATGTCATGGATGAAGTTGCGCGTGGTCTGCAAGATGACATCCATTTCTTTGTGGTATTAAAAGGCCGTCAGCTTGGTATTACCACCATATCTTTGGCGCTCGACCTTTACTGGCACTTCATTCATCCCGGTATGCAGGGAACGCTAACCACCGACACAGAAGAAAACCGGGAGCAGTTTAGAAGTACGCTCTCCATGTACATGGATGGTCTGCCCAAGCAGTACAAGATTCCACTGATGAGCCATAACCGCAATCAGTTGGTACTGCAAAACCGAAGCCGGATGTTCTATCAGGTGGCAGGTACTCGCGCTAAAGGTGGATTGGGTCGAGGCAAGGGCATTACCTTCTTGCATGGCACGGAAACGTCTTCATGGGGCGACGAGGAAGGCTTGGCTTCTCTCTTGGCATCCTTGGCTGAAACCAACCCGCTTCGCTACTATATGTTCGAGAGTACGGCGCGAGGCTTCAATATGTTCCACGATATGTGGACAACTGCCAAACGTGCGCGAACACAGAAAGCCATCTTCTGTGGCTGGTGGCGTAACCAGT